AACTTCTATTAAAGAATACTCCTTCTTTTAGCACACCAGCACAAATTCCATTATCAGCTAAAGCTTCCATTAATAAAATTAAAGAACAAGCTTCTTTATCATTACCTTTTAATTTGTGTTCGTTAGCATATTTTCTAATTCTCATTGAAACTGTTTTTAAAGTTATTTTTTGTTCTTCGATTTTCACTTTTTCTGATTTCTCAATATCCTCTAATTTTTTATATTGTTCTTTAAATTTATTTTTTTGTTCTTCATTAAATTCATCAGACATTAAAAGTGTTTTAATATATTTTTTAACCTTTTCCATTTTAAGTTGTCCTTCTGATTTATTAGTTTTATCACCTCCATAAGGGGGATTAGTAATAATTAAATCAAAATATTTATCATATAAATGATCATTAAATGAATTTTTATAAGCAATATTATCTTTCATATCAGGTATTTCGTTAGTCATACAAAGAAATTCTAAACCCGCAGCTTTTAAAACATCATTATTCATATCAAAGTGATAAATTTTATTGATTTCATTTTTCCAATTAATTTTATCTTTATAATTTTTATTTAAATAATCAATATATCCAGTGGTAAAACCACCTGAGCCTCCAAACATATCACACATATTTTTAATAGAATTGTCTTTATTTAACGGTATTTTTAATTTATCATATATATAAGTTGTAATATGTCTATCAGTAAAATAAGCACCTAATTCAGAAATGGCATTTTGGTCTCTTCCAATAAAATATTCATAAATTTTTCCAGATAATAAAACATTACATTCATTTTCAATTTTAGTAATTTCATTAATTTCTTTAATTAATAATGAAAAATAAAAACTTTTAATATGTCCTGGAATTTCATAAAATAATAACCGACTGGTTAAAGGATTTTCTGCTAATTCATTTAAAACATCACCATATATTTTACCAGCTAATTTTTCATCTTTATGATTATTAGCCATTTTTAATAAATAAGAGAATTTACATTCTTTTTTAGTTAAATTTAATTTATCAAATAAATTATTATCTTCTATTTTTTTTAATGCATAAAAAATGTTAAATACTTTTAAAGCTGTCATTCCATAACCTATTCCACTATTTCTAATTAAATTATGTATTTCATGAATTTTATTTTTTAATCCGTCTTTATTGGAAACAATATAATCACCCATTTCTATTTTTAAATTGTTAATATAATCATAATTAAATTCATTTTTCAATTTTTTTATATCTGTTTCATAATTATCCATTATTTCATCAATATTATTTGAATTGTAATTATCAATTAATTCATCATTGGACAAATTATTAAGTTTTAATTTAAAAATTTCTTTTTTATCAGTGTGTTTTTGTGTTTTTAAATGTAATTTATGATGTGATAATTGATCAGGCTTTGTTTCACAAATATTACAAATATATAAAGTGGAATTCATTATTGTTATATTATTATAATATTGTATATTTTTTAATTATTTTTAACATAAAAAAAGTTATTTATTATTTAATTTTTATAAAAAATATTATTATTTTTATAATAATATAATATATTATGTATAAAACAGTTTCATTATTTGATATTTTGATTATTAATCCTTGTATATCATTATATAAAAACTTAAAAACAAAAAAACAAAATAAAAATATTAAAAATGATATTATTAAAGAATACTTTGTAAAAATTAAATTATTAGATAATATAGAAAACGAAAAAATAAAAAAAGATTTAGAACACTTATTTTTAAATAAAATTAATTATAATGAAAAATGTGTTATAATAACTACATATAATGTTCCTAATTATTTATCAAATGAAAATATAAAAAAAATAATTATATTTTCAGTAAAATTAAATGAATTTACAAAAAATTTTAATAAAAATGAAATTGATGATTTTAATAAAGAAAAAGATAATTATAAATAATAAAATTTTAAAATATTATTATTTACTTTTCAATTTCAGTGTCTTTTATGCATTTTACAATTGGTTTTTTATAATATATATTCAATCCAATTGTTGCTTTAGTTTTATACAAAAAATCACCCTTTTCTCCTAATTCTATACATACACTGTCAAACCAATCTCTTTTTCCTCTATCATATAAAAATTTTTTATAATAATAACATTCATCGCACCAAAAATCACCTTCAAACTCATCACATCTTGATAATTCACATTTGTGTAATTTGCACATATAACCATTACAAAACACATCGATATATTTTTTTTTACGGTTATACCAAATTTGATTTTTTTCTCTTTTATATTTTTCTAACGCTTTATATAAACACAATCTATCATATGAATTTTTTGTTGGAATAAATATTGGTTTATTTTTTGTTATTAAATCAAAATAAGTATTAATTTTTTTTTCCATATTATTTATGTAAAAATATTTATTTTTATATATGTTTATAATATTCCAATTTATTTAAATAATAAAACAAAAAAATTAAATAAAAATTCAATAAAAAATTAAATATAAATAATAAATATTGAAAATGTCTTTATTCAGAACTAATATTAAAAAATTTGTTAATATTAAATATATAATTTATAATGATTTTATAAATTTAAAAACAGATATTAAAATTCCTGATAATGATACAATAATAGATGGTGAATATATAAAAGAAAATGATTTATTAAATATTAAAAATGATTATATTGGTAGAATATTAAAAATGTATGATAATGATTATTATATTCATAAAAATAATTTAAAGAATGTTTCAACAAAATTAAAAGAAGAAATAAAAAAAAATACATATTTTGAAAATAGTTTTGAATTATGGAATATAACTAAATTATTAAGGAAATATAATATAACAGGCAAAGATATATTTTTATCAATGACAAAAGATAATGAAGAATTTAACAAAAAGTGGTTAGAAAAAGAAGTAATAAATGATTATAAAAGATTTGATTATTGTAATCATAAGGCAATAAAAAATAGTTTTTCAATAGATATTAATAAAAATGAAACGACATTAAATTTAAGAAGATATGTGGAAAGAGGAAATTTTAATGGATATAAACAATTAATAAATATGTTAGAAGAAAAAATAACAGAAGAGCCAAATTATAATAATTTATTATTATCTAATTTAATTAAAGAAGATAAAAAAATAAATAATAATAAAAAAATTAATAAAAATGAAATAATTATTCCATCAATGGATTTAAAAGGTAGAACATTATTTTATTTTAATCAAAATGATGATAATGAATGTAAAATAAAAGAACGTAAGGAATTTTATGATATGGTAATAAATGGTAAAAATAAAAAAATATTTAATTTAAGTAATTATTTTAGTTATAATCTAAGACCTAATTATGATTTATTAAAAATAGATGAGAAAGATTTAAATAATTATATTTTAACACCAAGATATGAAACAGAATTAAGTAATTTATCAATTATAAATTGTATAATTTTTGGAGAAGATAATATAAGATTTGAGGATATAAATAAATTAATGACATTAGTAAGATTTAAAAGTATTCATTATTCAATAATATTAGATAATATTAATATATCACATTATGATGGTCAAAGAATAAAAATAAATAGTGATGATAAAGAATTAAATGAAATGCAGTTTTGTAAATATCAAGATATTTTAGAATGCTGTAAATGGTTAATACAAATAATAAATAATATTAATCCAGAATTAATAAATCATCATAATTATCATACATTAGTTGAATATTGTAAAAAATATGATAATTATTACGAACAAAGATTTAATAATTTAATATTTTATGAAAAATACAGAATTGAACAAATTAATTTTAAATAATCAGTGCATATATTATTAAATATTTTTATAAAATAAAAATTGAAAATTATTTAATTTAAATGCTTAAATAATTTAGATTATACTTATTCAGCGTTATTACATAAAAATGCACTCCAATACTATTACTGCTAAATTGCTATATGCACAACAATCATCTATTTTGTCATCTTCACCCTCAAAAATAAAACGAACAAAAAGCAAGTCCAGTGAGTTAAATACAGCTTTCACATGCTCTTTTCCAGAAAAGTGTAATTGTTGTAAGTGTCATGATAATAGTTGGACAAAAGTCAATGATTTTGGAAAAATTGAAGAGGATTGGATAATGTTTTCAATGGACGAGTAGGAAGAACAATTTAATTTTAGTATATATAAAAATTGATTAATTTATTTATAAAAGACAGTATTATAATATGAATATTGATATATTTACAGATGGTTCATTAATAAGAAAAAAAGGTGATATATATTGTGGTTATGGTATATATTTTCCAAATAGAGAAAATGATAATATAAGTAAAAAGTTTGATAAAGGTTTAATAACAAATAATCGTGCAGAATTGTATGCAATATATAAATCATTAAAAATATGTAAAAAAATATTAAAAGAAAAAAAAATAGAAAAAATAAATATATATTCAGATTCAGAGTACAGTGTTAAAACATTCACAATATGGCATAAAAAATGGATAAATAATAAAAAAAACTATAAAAATAAAGATATAATTGATAAAACTATTAAATTAATAAATAAATTAAATAATGTAAATTTTATTCATATAAAAGCCCACACAGGAAAAAAAGATTATTATAGTTTGAGTAATAATCAGGCAGACGAATTAGCTAAATGTGGTGCTTTAAAATAATTCGTTAATTTAAAAAGAACTTCATAAGTAAAACTTTTTTTTAATAATATTAAACAATTAATGAATTTAATTTTTTCAATTTAATGATGTTCTTCGTATGTCTGGCAAAATGCGTGTTTTATTGACTTTATGATAAGTTGGAGCTTTGACAGGTTTCATACTATAATTATTTATTTTAGAAGATGTTTCAGGTAAATTGAAATTATAAATATCTGAATTATCAGAATTATCAGAATTATCAGAATTATCAGAATTATCAGAATATTGGCAAATTGTTTTTTTATTTTTTTTTCTTGGAGAAGATATAGGACTTATATTTTTAAAAGTAGAATTTGGAGATATTGTAAAAATATCATTATGTATATCATTAATTTTATCTGTTAAGAACTCCAATGTATATAAAATTTTAGAAATTTTTTTTTCTAATGATAATAATTTATTATTTATATCATTTATTTGCAAATTATTGTGTTTGTATTTAGACATTAAAAATAATATATATTATAATATTTTTAAGTTATAAAAAATTAATTGTTTAAACATACAACATAATTGTCATAAAAATAAGAAGAACGATTAAAACAGAACTTGAACCCATAATTTGAACATCAGATAACCCCATTGAAGTAAATGAAGAAATAAGAATAGTTACAATAATAAAACAAATTACAAGATTAAACATATTTTGATAAATAGTCATATATTCAGCTGAAGAAGGTAATTCAGGTTTTCCAACAGAAGAAGCAAACCAATAACCTGCAAATACAACAAGTGCTCCAACACCAGCGCCAATAGTTAATCTGTTTAATCCAGCAATATTTTCCATAGTATCTTTAGTGGTAATATCCATAATATATAATAATTATATATAAAAATTATTTCAAAAAATAAAAATTATAAATATTAATGACTTTATCATTTTTTTCTTCTATATATTTATTTTGATTTTCAATAACTTTATATAATTTTAAACACCATAAAATATTATTATAGTGTTTTTGAATTCTTTTATTGTCAATTTTATTCAATGAAAAATTTAATTTTTTATTTGGATTATTTTTAAGACAATAAATTAATGTATAAATATATTCAAAAAAATTATTTTTATTAAAAATATTGTTTTCAATAATTTTATGTTTATAAAGTTTTTTATAGTTATTATAAGCATTAATTAATATATCAAATTCAATATTACTAATTTTAGGTAAATAATCATTACCTAAAAGAAGCATTATAATAACAAAATCATAATTATAATTGTCATAATAATCATTATACTTAATAAATTCAAGTTTAGTAGGTTTATTCATAATTTGAATATTGATATTATGTTTAATACATAATCCAGAACTAATTAAAATCATATCAGAATCTCCACTGACAATACAATTATTTTTAGTTTTATATTTTTCGATGTGATTAAGGATTTTAATATCTCCTTCTCCAGGATTGTTATCATCATCAACAATAATTTGAAATGTTTTTAAAAATTTTTTTTTTATTTGATTTTTAATTGCACTATTCATAAAATCTGAAAATTTTTTTATTATTTCCATTCCAGGTTTAATAGGCTGTTTATCATAATCATCAGAAATAGGATATGTTCTTTTTCTGAGATTTTTGGGATTAATATCTTCAATATTATCATAATTTCCATCAAAAATAATAAATACATATTTATTAATACTAATTATAGAATCAAAATTATGTATAAAATTATTAACTTTATTTTTTAAATCATTATCATTTTCACATTTATATATGAGTTGATATAATAAATAATTACCATCTAAAAATATAGAATCAAAATTGGTTATATTATTTAATTTATAAGTTGTAAAATTTTTTAAAAAATTTTGAATGCCCATAATATTTTAATATAATAACTTATTTTTATTGATTTTCAATTTTTATATAATAATAAAAGATTAAAATATATAATAATATATTATGAATGAAACACATTACAAAAATATAACACCTATAATTTTTGGTCCAAATGTATGGAAATCAATAGATAGTTTTATTGCTACACTTCCAGATATTTTAAGTCATAAACAAAAAAATGATTGCTTTAATTTTTTTAAATCATTGGAATCTTTAATACCCTGTAGTTATTGTAGAAGTTCATATTGCACTTATAATAAAGAATTAGATACAAATATTTATAATATGGATAATTATAAAAAAAAAGAAAGGATAATATCATTAGTTTTCAATTTAAGAGAAAAAGTAAATAATAAAGTAGGTATGGAGTATGGTTTAACATTAAATTATTATAAATTAAAATTAAAATATATATTAACACCAAATAATAATAATGTTGAGTGGGATATGTTTAATACATTCAATGCTCCATTTATTCAAGAAACCGTTCAAAGTAAAATATATAATTTTTTAAAAAAAGAAAATATTGATGTTATAAAAATAAAATCATTTATTAATACAAATAAAAATTTTATAAAAAATATAAAAGATAGTGATATTACATATAAAAATGAAATGTTTAGATTATTTCTAAAAAGAAATGAAAAATGTTTATATCTTAAAAATAAAATATATAATAATCAAATAAAATATGATTATTCAATTAGACAATCTTTTAATAATGACAAAGAATTATATGTAAAATTATTTAATTTAGGATGTTCTATTTTAACAATTGAAGAAATAAATGAACTTTTTTAATTTTTTTTTTTCCAATTTTTAGGAATATTTGAAAAGAATTTTAATCTATATTCATTAACTTCATCATCAGTAATTACATTTTTAGTAATTTCATCAAATGTTTTACCTTCTAAGAATTTTTCAATATAATACATACTATAAACTCCACATTCACTATTACCTTCTTGATGTGGTACAGTATTGTATTTATATATAATATTTTCTTCTTTAAATCCCTTGCTTTTAAGATATTCTTTAATAGTATCTACAAATTCTTCAATTTCTTTTCCATATGTTTCTGGTTCTTTAGCACAAGAATCAATAAAATATATTTCACCTTTTTCTAAATCAAAAAACATCATAAACCAATGTTGTCCTCCACCAGTATGTTTATCACTATTAATAATTAATCCAAATCTATGTTTTCCATTATCTTCTAATTCTTTAAAACTAATATCTTTAATTTTATAAATACTATGTTTTTCAAAATCAAGAGGAACAGAACCTAAATATTTAAATTTTTGATATAAATCTGCATACTGTCCCATAACAAGTGTCATTCTTATTGAATCCATCCATTCAAATTGTTTATTTGGTCCTTCTATTCTAAAAATACTTTTTTCTAAAATTTCTTTAACATCTTTATCTAATTTATCCATAAAATCATATTCATTCCATTTAGTTTGGTCTTTATCTAATGCGATTTGTAATTCATTAACTAAATATAACTTGTATTTATCTAAATATTTTTCATCAATACCATCTTTTTCAATAAGTTGTATTTTATTATTTGTAGTTTCATTATAAGCTTCTGCAATTTTATATAAAATAGATAAAGGAATACAAGAACCATTAACAAAACCCATAGAAGGAGAACATTTATTATTTTCTTCAATAATAACATTTTTAGAACTTATAATTGGCATTGGAAGTTTTTTATCATCATTATTAATAAGTTCTTTAAATTCTTTATTAGTTTTACTAATAGTTTCTCTTAATAAAACAGGCATTGGTTCTTTAGGTGATTTACCTCCTTTTAAAAAATATTTTTTTTTCATTTTAATATATAAATATTTTATAAATTTTTTATTTTTTGTAATATTATTTTATTATATTATTATCTAAAAAATATTTTAAATTTTCTTCATTTGATTTACCAATAACTGAGTAATTTTCATATTGTAATATTAAACATATATTTTCATTATAAATATTTTTTAATTTATCATCAATATAATATTTTTTATCATTATATTCAATAACATCATAAACTTTC